TGCTACTCCTACACGGGAAGATGGACTAACCCCGGCTTTATTTGCAAGTGGGGGTCCTACTGTATTTACAATTGGCAGAGCAGAGCTTCCTACACTTACACCTAAACTCACTGTGATAGAAACTAGTTTTGCTTACGAATCAGAGGACTACTCAAAACTAATTACCAAGTTAATTCTAGATGGGGAACGCAACAAGTTAATAGTACAGACCATTGTCCAGGAAGCACCTGGGCATTTTAATTTAATCCTTTCTGATCGGAAAGAGCATCTAAGCATCCTTTATAAAATGATAACCCTGGCAGCTCCTAATCTGAGGGTTGAAATTCTTACCGGTGATCTCAGTAAAAAGGCCAGGACAGAAATCATGGAGCGGTTACAACGCAAGGAGATAGATGCGTTACTGGCGACACAGCTTGCCCGTGAGGGACTAGATGTGATTCACCTGGACAGATTGTTTCTAGCCACTCCTAAGCGGGCATTGGGGGCCACTGAGCAAGAGGCAGGTCGAATCATGCGGCCGTGTGATGGCAAGGGCACTCCGGTTATATACGATTTTTGGGACATTAAAAACCCAGTACTAAGGGCGCAGTTTTGGCGCAGATGTCAAACTTATAGAAAGCTCGGTATTCACTGGAAAAAGCCCGCCAAGCCGGCTTAATAGGTTCCGCAGATTTCTGCAAACCCTTTGCTTTGCTTATATCGGCAAAACCGCCAATAGACCCTAGGCAGATATCTGCGGAAGGTAAGGGTTTGTCAGATTTCTGACAAGGGCTAATATACCACAGTTATACTACAACAGATGGATTTGATAGGGAGATAGGATAATGAAAGATGAATGCCCGGAATGCCAAAACAAACTCATATATCAAAGTGGGTGCGTGATCTGTATCAATTGTGGATATAGCCCTTGTAGGTAGAAAGGGGATAAAGTATTGGCACTAATATCGAAAAGCATAATAAGGAAAATAGAGTCTGAACTATATGATTATCCTCTTAATTTAAAAACAATAAATGAGCAGAGAGAGGACATCTTACATGGCAGCCATTACCCCGACGTTAGCGTCTCAGGCGGTGAAATGAGTAATACGACACAGAGTAAAGGCATGAGACTAGCGAGGCTGGAAACAGGCTGGGTTGATTTAATAACAGAAGCTCTTGTGTCAATGCCTATGCAATACTCGCTGCTTATCAGACATAAATACTTTGGACACAAGAATAACGATATGACAGCAGAAGCATTGTATATTAGCAGGGCTTTGTATTTTGCATGGAAAGAAAGCGCCATCTTGTGTCTTGCATTAATAGCTACACAGAGGGGATTAGTTAACCCAACAGAAAGCCAACAATTGGTAAAAGTCTAGACTATTTTACCTATATTGTATGATATACTAATAAAGTAGAGGTTAGACCTAAAAAGTGTCTGGCCTCTACCTTCCTCACAATTAGACGTTCCAATAAGAGCGTCTTTTCTTATTGCCCAAATACACAGTAAATGGAGATGAGAACGATGGCGCTAACACCAAAACAACAGGCATTTATAGCGGAATATCTTGTGGACCTGAACGCAACACAGGCGGCCATTCGTGCAGGATACTCCGAAGATACAGCAACAGTGATAGGATATGAAAACCTTACGAAACCTCACATAGCCAAGGTTATCCAAGAAGCCATGGAGAAAAGGGCAACACGCACAGAGATAACAGCAGACAGGGTCCTTAAGGAATACGCAAAGATCGCCTTTTCTGATATGAAAGATTTTCTCAGCTTTAGAACGGCACAAACAGTTGTAGAACATGACAAGATTACAGGGGAGCCAATTATTGATTATGCTCAAATTATAGAAATGAATGATAGTGACCAAGTTGACGGCACCATGATTCAAGAGGTGAGCATTTCCCCTAAAGGAGTGTTTGCGTTCAAACTGCACGACAAGAAGGGTGCACTCGACATGATCGGGAAGCACCTGGGCATGTTCACCGACAAACTAGAGGTTAATGGCAGTATGGTTATATTCAAGGGTGAAAAGGATCTCGAAGACTAGTATTCTCACTCAAATGAGAATTGGGTCCTATAACTAATATTATGTAAAGTAGCAAAAACAATATTTCCTCATATTCAGCCATATTCAGCCTTGACAGGCGATTTACACGTTTTATGTCCTATTCATTTAGGGATATAAAGCGTGTTTTTTCTTGATAACACAATATCTGGTTAGTTCCTGATTGCTTCGATTTACTACCTTATCCATAATTGATAAAAGACAGGTGAAAAATGAAGACTGAGGAAATAAACCTACCTGACATCATCGGCCGTGGTTATGGATCGTTTTGGAGAGATAAGCATAGATACAGAGTTCTAAAGGGTGGCCGAGCGTCCAAAAAGAGTGCAACTGCTTCCCTATGGTTTATCTACAACATCATGAAGAACCCCAAGGCTAATGCCGTAGTAGTGCGTAAGACGTTCAACACACATAAGGACAGCACCTTTGCACAACTCAAGTGGGCAGCCAAGCGCTTGGGGGTCTACTCAAAATGGAGGTTCACGGAATCACCGCTGGAATGCAGGTATTTAGCAACTGGCCAGAAGATACTCTTTCGCGGCTTTGATGATGTACTAAAGTTAACCTCGATCACTGTAGACGTTGGCGTTCTCTGCTGGGTCTGGTTAGAAGAAGTTTACGAAATAGATGAGGAGAAAGACTTTAGCACACTAGATGAGACTATTCGTGGGGAGATGCCGGATGGGCTGTGGAAGCAACTCACGCTCACATACAACCCTTGGGTAAATGCACACTGGACAAAGAAACGATTCTTCGACAACGTTGATCCTGAAGCCTTTACCTTGACAACTACGTACAAATGTAACGAGTGGTTAGATGATGCAGACAGAAAGCTTATCACAGACCTAGAGTTCAGCAATCCCGAGCGCTATAAGGTAGTAGGCTTGGGTGAGTACGGCATACCAGGGGGAGCATACTTCGATGAGTTTAGAACAGACACGCACGTCATAGACCCGTTCATCATCCCTACAGATTGGCGCAGATACATCACCCTAGATTATGGGCTAGACATGCTTGCTGCCTATTGGATAGCAGTAGATAGCCACAATCGGGCATACGTCTATAAGGAGCTTTATCAATCAGGGCTGATCATATCAGATGCAGCTAAAGTTATCCTAGACATGACCATAGAGCCAATATATGAGACAATCGCACCACCTGACTTATGGAACAGACGACAAGAGACGGGTAAGAGTGCAGCAGAGATCTTCCAGGACAACGGCGTTGATTTTACTAAGTCAATTAATGATCGCGTAATGGGATGGTATAACGTCAAGGAATGGTTAAAGCCATATGAGGATGAGCAGGGAATTAACACGGCAAGTCTTGTTATCACGAAGAATTGCGTCAACCTCATTAGATGTCTGCCACAGCTACAATGTGATGTCAAGAACCCTAATGATGTTGCCAATGAGCCACATGAGCTGACACATTCCTGTTTAACTGGTGATACCATTGTTAATACCTTAGATGGAGATATACCAATAAGGGAGTTATTAGGGAGAGAAGGGTTGATACACTGCTATGATGAAACAAGTGGAAAGAAGGCAGTAAGTAAATACTCAGCCGTAAGGATAACTCAAAGGGATGCGGTAATCTATAGGATAACAATGGATGATGGTAGGGAAATAAAGTGCACATCAGATCATAAGATACTTACCGATAGTGGATGGAGGCAAGCAAGAGAATTAAACAAAAAGGATAATATAATAGATATAACACTATAAGATACGTTGTAACCCTCTATAAGATATGCTATAATAGAGTAGAGGGGTGAAAGCGTATGATGGAGATACAGACAGAGACAAAGATAGTACGGTTTATTGAGTTGGATGGGTTTAAGTTCTATTCAGACAAAAAAGGATACTGGATTAGCAGCCATAAGTTTAAGGGAAAACCGAAGAGACTTCATATTTACGTATGGGAAAAATATAATGGAGAAATACCAGATGGATTCCACGTACATCATATAGATCATAATACTGATAATAACGAGATAGAAAACCTTATGATATTGGAGAGAAGTGAGCACCTAATACTACATGGTCAAAACGAGAGGAATAGGGTACTTGCAAGCAAGAATATTGTAAAGTATGGAGTTCCAGCAGCCAGGGAGTGGCATGGCACAGCCAAGGGAAACGAGTGGCACAGGGCGCATTACGAAACATCCCTAGCCTTACTGCACAAGAAACGCATAACATTAACATGTGTAGTGTGTGGTGATGAATTTAGTTGTGATGCGTGTAAGACAAACGCTAAGTATTGCTCTAACCTCTGTAAGTCCAGAGGGAGAAGAAGGGCAGAGATGGACGCAGAACAACGTGTGTGTAGCGTGTGTGGTGATGAGTACACAATAAGTAAGTATTCCAAGGGCCAAACTTGCTCACGCGAATGCAGGGCTAAGTTAAGGAGTGAAAGGTTAGATGGCAAGAGTTAAAGCCATAGAGATAATCAATAGTGAAGATGTTTACAATATGGAAGTCGAGAACCACCATAACTTCGCGGTTAATGGTGGTCTTATCGTTCACAATTGTGATGCAATAAGAGGGTTCATAGCTGGGAGACCTTGCCCAATTAAAGTTAAGCCCAAGCCAAACTTCGATAACTCCCTATCTGCCAGAGCGCAAAGGCACAGGGATAGTATGACCAAAAAGCCGAAAGGACGGTATACAGACCTATGACAACAGTCCTATTATGCCTAACTTACCTAGCGATGCTAGTATTCCTTTACCTACACAACCAAAGCACAGCAAAGGAGCGCCAACAGCTCTATGACCGTATCCAGGCTAGGGACTTTGTGGAATACAAACAGATGGCCGAACCAACCGTACCAAAGCCGAAGGAAGAAAAGGAGAATGTTTATGTCGAACTTTAAATTATATATGGGTGGATTCAGGAATATCCAGGGGGTAGTAATCGCTGAGGACAAAGAGGAAGCAGAAGCAAAGTTGTATGATAGGTTGAGTCTAGGCTCCCTACCTTGTGAGTTAGAAGAGGTTGAGACGTATGGATATGAGATTGTAGAGAGGCGGATTGTTCCATTGGAAGCACCGAAGTCAGTTATATTAACCAAGCCGAAGCCTAAGGAATAAGAACACCAAATAAGGAGAGTGCCGAATGGAAAGTTACTTTTTTATGTTAATAGCTCTTATTTCATCAATCATATATGCAGCAAATAGAATAGCAGGTGCTATTTATTATTTAGTAAAAATAATGGATTATAAGGGAAATCATATTGCTAGCAAGTTAGAACAAATTAGAGATGAAGTAAAAGCACAAATAGGTTGAAATAGCAGAACAACTTAATAAATAGAGCTTCTTGAAAGCCTATTCAGCCCTAACGGATTGGGTAGGCTTTTTTATTTTGCATGAAATGAGGTGAAGTACTTGGCTAAAATCATTA